AGTCCACCGGCCCGGTTCAGTTCGCCCGTACCGACAATCCCCAGGCCGAGCCACACTTCGGCGTAGACCCCAGTCTTAACGGTACGGACTTCAGTTGGTCGACAGTGAGATAGGAGGCACCATGCCTGGAGGAAAGGATCCCGGTCCATCCATTAAAAAACCGTCATCGTATGAGGCCCTGAAAGAGAAGGGTTTTTCCAAGAGCAAGGCGGCTGCCATCTCTAACGCCCAGGCCCAGGGCAAGAGCAGGCGTCACGCCATGGGCGTCGAGGGGGCCAAGACCCGTGAGAACCCGAAGGCCAAGCCCATAACCAAGGGCGGGGAGGCGCACCCGCAGAAGGCCACCAAACGGTACAACAAGCCCGAGAACCGCTGATGGCCGAGAAGAAGACACCTCCCGTGAAGAAGATCCGTGCCCCCATCAAAGAGGAGAGGCCCCCGAAGGGTGCGAAGGGCACGGTCAAGAAGCCTGGATTCCGTAAGGCAAAGGAGAAGTGATGGCAACCAAGAAGGAGCCGTTCGGGGGCAAGCAGGCCAAGCCCTTCGGCAGCAAGGACGAGGACAAGAAAGACGATAAGGCCAAGAAGGCCCCGGCCAAGAAGACAGCGGCGAAGAAGCGGTGACCGCCACCAAGCTGGACACCATCACCACGGTGATGGGGGAGATCAACCGTGAACTGGGACCGGAGACCGTGGTGTGGGGATCGCAGATCCGGTACTCGGACCTGCCCCGTATCTCCACCGGGAGCTACAGCCTGGACGTGGCCCTGGGGGGCGGCTGGCAGACCAACGCCTGGCACGAACTCTATGGTGACGAGTCGTCGGGCAAGACCACCATCATCCTCAAGACCATCGCCGCCCAGCAGGCTCTCAACCCGAACCACACCACCTTCTGGATCGCCGCCGAGGAGTTCGTCCCCGGCTGGGCCAAAGACCTGGGGGTCGACAACGAGCGGGTGCTGGTCATGCAGACCAACGTCCTGGAGGAGGCCCTCAACGCCGCCATCCGGGTACTGGAGAGTAGGACCATCGACGTTCTAGTGGTCGACTCCATGCCTGCCCTATCACCGATAAGTGAGGGTGAGGGGGCCATGGACGACACCCAGGTGGGCCTGGCTGCCAGGCTCATCGGTAAGTTCTTCCGTAAGGCGTACACCGCTCAGAAGAGGAGCCTGGTGGAGGACGACCGGGCCGTGACCTGCTTCATGGTCAACCAGTGGCGGGAGAAGATCGGGGTGCTTTTCGGTGACCCTCGTACCACCCCAGGCGGGCGGGCCAAGAACTACTGGTTCACCACCAGGATCGAACTCAAGCGAGATGACTGGCTCACTGAGGGCGAGCGCAAGAACCAGCGCAAGGTTGGTATCACCGTCAAGGCCCGCACCGTCAAGAACAAGAGCTACGTCCCGGAGCGAGTGGCTGTGTTCGACTTCTACTTTGATCGCAACGAGGCAGGCATAAGCCCTGGTAGCTACGACCTGGCGAAGGAATTGATCACGTTGGGTCTAAGCCTGGAACTGTTCCAGGTCAAGGGCAGCTACTACCACCTGGGGGACGAGTCCTGGCATGGCAGGGCTGCCCTGGAAGAACAGGCACGATGGGACTTGACACTGCAACAGAAGTTGCAGGATGCTATCCAGAACCACCTGGCGAAGGGCAAGAACCCCGAGGAGTCCGGTCCAGCCCCCCGGCGACTCAACAGGGCCAAGAAGTGAGGATCGACCGGAGACTCCTGCTATCCCGGCAGCAGGAGAAGAAGGGGATGGCGAGGTTTGGAGGCAGTCAAAGCCCACGTTCTGGTGCGGGTTGGTCACGAAAGAATGACGGGCGCACCGACGATGAACTCATCGAGTTCAAGCGTACAGATAGCCGTCACTCCATCCGCCTCCTTGCCGACGACCTCGACGCCCTCTACCGGCACGCAATGGCAGAGTGCCGCATCCCTCTTCTCTGCTTTGAGCTACGTGGAAAGCGTTGGCTCGTACTCCCTGAATCCGACTATCACGAACTGGCTGTTCATCGACACCAGCCAGGTGATGCCATCGATCTACGAGAGGATGTTCCCCACCTGGCTCGACCAAGCCAAGTGCCGAGGATTGCCCGGAAACCTGTTCTACGCCGAGTACCAGCACAACAACAGCCAGGTCCAGGAAGCTCGCAGCGTGTGCCGAGGAACCCACCCGGACCACCCAGGCCGCTGCCCGGTCCTGGAGGATTGTCTCAACTACGCCATAAACAACGGGGAGAGGTACGGGGTTTGGGGCGGGTGCAGCGAAAGGGAGCGTCGCCGGATCAAGCGCCAACGGAACCGGCAACAGGCCCGTGACAAAGCTCTCGCCAGCGGCCAGGTCATCCCCCTCAGTGCGCCGCCAAGTGATCGACCCGAACCTGAGGGCGCTCCTGGACACGACCAAGCGGGATACCCGACTCCTTGGGGACGTTCAAAGGCTCTTATTGCAGCCTGGCGGCGAGAACGTGCGGGACTCAGCCCTGCACCCATCGGAGATCAGCCACTCAGACTGGTGTCCCAGGGCTAGCTACTTCCGACTGGCAGGCGTCCCACCTCACTCCTCACTGCCCGCCACCCACTGGCGCATGCAGATGATCTTCGATGAGGGCAAGGACATCCACGCCAAGTGGCAAAATAGGATTTGGGATATCGGTCGACTGTGGGGCACTTTTTACTGCACCAACTGTCACTTCGCCTGGGGGGCCACCGCACCCGACGAGTGCGAGCATTGCAAGGCCACCCGCCAGTTCCTGCGCTACAACGAGGTGCCCCTCGCCAACCCCACCTTGCACATGGCAGGGCATGCGGATGGTGGCGTGGAGGAGAGCCTGGTGGAGATCAAGTCCATCGGCCTGGGCACGGTGCGCTGGGAGGCTCTCGGTCTGATCAAGGACCACACCTACCACTTCAACATCAACGGGAAGTCCAGGGAGTTCCTGGACTACGACGGGCTGTGGAACGCCATCCGCCAGCCCTTCCCCTCACACGTACGACAGGGTGATTTTTACTGCTTCCTCCACAAGAGAGTCTCGGAGGTTATTTTCCTCTACGAGTGCAAGTGGAACCAGAAAGTCAAGGAGATGGTGGTGCGCTATCGTCAGGAGCGCATCGAAGACCGACTGGACAAGTGCAGTCAAATCACCATGGCCCTCAAGGGTGGTCGCATTCCGGCCTGCCCCTTTGACGGCTGCGCCGACTGTCAACGATATGAGGAGAAACATGCAGACCAAGGAAGAGTCCTTGTCAGACGGGCACCGTCGAGTCCAGCGTCGTCCCCCGCTGGACTTGCACGAAACGGTTCAAAAAATGAAGGGCGTCGTCTATCAAGACTTGGGGATTCAGGAGCCTGAGCAGCCCACCTACGGACTGCCGAAGCTGGAAGTCGACATCGATGACCTGACCGACAAGCAGTTGATGAACCTGTTCGTCCAGTTCACCCGGTGGTGTGATTATTTCCAGAACCAGTTGGCTATCGAGGAGATTTTTGAGCATCATGCCGAAATGGAGGTCCGCAAGCTGGAAGGGCTGTACCTCACACGCAATCGTCCTGAGAAGGCTTCGGAGGCCGTTACCTGGGTGCGAGCGCAAATGGAGACCGACACCGAAATACGTGCTGCCCGAGATGCGCTCAAGCTGTACTACGCCCGCCGAAAGCTGAAGGACATGCTGTTTGAGTCGGCTGAGAGGGATGCCGCCGTCGTTAGCAGAGAGCTAACCCGACGCACCGACGCCAAGTCGCCTGGGTACCGACGAGCAGATCGAGGAGCGCCATGATCAAGTGTGTAGGTCAGACCAAGAAGGGGCCGTGTACCAACAAGGCCATGTACGTGGTGGGTGAAGAGGAGGTGTGCTTCATCCACCTCCAGACCTCCCTGAAGGAGCAGCTAGGCACCGACACGGGTATCGCCGCCAGGCAAGTGGTGGTGCGCCTGGCGGCTCAATGACCTGGATGCCCAACGACGACCCGCCTCACCGGCTCGCCACCAGCACCGTCCCCGAGATCAGGAACGCAGCCGAGAAGGCCGTGACTGCCCACATCAAGATGTGCCCGGAGTGCCGGGAGTGGATCGAGCGCCACCAGGATCCCGACTGGCGACGGTGGCTCATGGACAGGTGGTTCTGATGACCTACTGGTGGCGTCCGTACGTCGGCTGGGGGCGGCGACAGTTCGTGGTGGGCAACCGGCGCAACCGCCGTGACCGCATCTGCCCGGAGTTCCGCTACATCCGCCTGGAGAATGAACTGTGGTGACTGACCTAGTGAACCATCCTCCCCATTATGGGAGCCACCCATCGGGTGTCGAGTGCATCACCATCGTGGAACACATGAACTTCAACGTGGGCAACGCCATCAAGTACCTGTGGCGGGCCGGGTTGAAGGATGGCGTGGACCCGATAGAAGACCTGAAAAAAGCAGCCTGGTACGTCAACCGGGAGATAGAGAGGCTCCGAGTTGCCGA